TTAGTGCCTCAGACTATCAACCAGCCGCGCCATATTTCCACGAACCTTCAGGATGGCGGCGAAGATAAGAATGTTTGCGACCACCACCAGCCAGCTGGAATCACGATAAAGGCCGAAGATGAACTGCAAGGGGATCGCGGCGTAAACCAGCACGGTTATATACGCCAGGACAGAAATAAAGGGGCGATGCCGGGCGCCATGTCGCTGGTAAAACATCAGCACGATGACGATGGCCGCACAAATAAACGCATTAAAGACTGCTGACGGGTCAATTACCATTTCCCCCTCCCCCACGTAGCCGCGAGAAAAACTTGAACACGTTGTTCAGGTCCTGGTTGTTAAGATAAGTGAGGATTTTTATACACAGGGCAGACAGAATCACTGCACCCAGTGCATCCAGCGGTTTTTCATAGTGCGAAGCTGTATTTAGCAGTGAGCCAATAAGTCCCGCCCCGAGCACCCCAACGATAAACGACGTCAGGAAATATGCTGCCAGTCGGGCGCGGGACAGGTTTGTGGCTGTCGCGACGTAGAACACCGCACCACCAAACGCCCCGAACACCACACCAAAATCTGTATGAGTAAAGACGCCGTACAGGACTGAACCCAGCAGGCCGCCGCCGAGAACAGCGCCGGTGCCGGTTAATGGATCGGACATTAAGCCCCCTCTTATTGCTGTGATCCCTCTCAGGAAATTTGAGGGGAATAAAAAAAGCCCGCTCGCGAGAGCAGGCTAAAGTGATGATTATCACAAGAAGGTAGAAAGGAGATCATCCGAAAGACAGGTAGTGACGTCCGGGTATCGAGGCCGATTCACTGATGGTTCAGGAGAACCATCTGCCAGCGGATATATCCCCTTCTTCTTTAGCGTAGCCGTAACTTCGGGAAACGAGCAAAAAAAACCTGCTGTTTAAAGCAGGCTCTCAAGGAATTATCAATTCGATTTTATTGTTATCGTGGTGCCGGGTGCCTCCCGGTGAGAATTACTCCAGCAAACATTCCCGCGTCTGAGAGGTTTCCTTTTCAGGTAACTGCTGGAACGCCCCTCCGCATAGGGGGATTCACCACAATAAAAAAATAGCGCATAAATCAGAGTTGAGAAACTTCCTCGCTTAACGAATTGGACACTGGTCCGCCATCGAGGATTCGAACCCCGAACCACAGAGGTAGAAGCTCCGTGCTCTTTCCAGTTGAGCTAATGGCGGAAAAAAGACCAGCATTGGGTTGCTGGTCATGGGTCATGCAGTTGTCTCTGCGAAGTTGGTGTATCCCCATCCCCACCAAGTGTTATCAGTATCGAGAGCATTATCGAATGCCAGTTTACTATAGCACCGAAGAAAAAATTCACTCTGTCAAAGGCCATCAGAAATGACCTTTTGCAAAGTGTTATTTACTGGATTTAAACAGGGGCCAGAGTAAAGCAATTACCCCGGCTACCAGCACGCCATCAGCAAGGATGGACATCATTTTGCTGGTGAAGTCGATGGCAACCACCAGGAACATCAATACCCCGGCGGCTACCCAGCGCAGTTTTCCGATCACAGGTACTGATCCAGTGGAAGTTGCAGCGCCTGAGCAATTTTCTTGAGCTGCTTCTCTTCTTCTTCCCCGATGCCGTCGTTGTCAGCGACATCAAGGCACAGGCAAAGAACATCAACAGCATCGTTTGTACCGGCAACGTCAGCCAGTTCGCGCAGCGCCTGTGCATTAGCAGAGCGCGGCGAAGCTTCATAGCGAGCACGGATATTGCTACTCATCTGTGCGATCTCACCAGCGAACGGTGCGAAAGCAGGCAATGCTGAAATAGTTTTTTCCAGAGTGGCGATTTCTTTCGCGTCGCATGTGCCGTCGGCATACGCAATGGAGTAAGCACCCCACACCGTAGCTTCAACCGCGTCGCGGTTTTCCATTTTCTTAACTTCGACAACAGCTTTACGTGCTTTCTTTTTGAAGATACCGAACATAGTGACTTTCCTTTTAGCGGGTGAGCCAGCGCTCAGGAATGATCAGCCCACAGAGACAGTCACACCGACCGTTCCCTATGGCTCACCCCTGAAAGGCTCTGTGGTTGAATTGCGCCGAGCGTGGCGCGAAGAATTTCGGACATAAAAAAACCCGCACTGAGGCGGGTTTGGTGTCGTGTAGGCGTAATATCCCACGATGGAAAGCATACAGGACATTTTTATGCAAAGTCAACACTAACGTGCAAAAAAGTGTCGCCATTTGCTCCGATCCTATTAATAAGTTGTTGCCTTCTCAAATTCTACTGCCGCGTGACGCTCCCACTGGCGCAGGGTGTCCACCAGCATTTCATAAAAGGGTTTCCAGTTGCGTGACCATGAGGACTGATGGAGGTCCGGGAGACGCTTCAGAATGGCACGGTGTACCGTCGCCGAGGAGATAGCAGAGAAGCCATTACCAGAGCAACGTTCACACGTTTTGAAAACCGGTGCGCCACGTTCTTTGGTCGCTTTGCGATCCAGCACTTCACCTTTACCGCCGCATCTGCACCGCGCAAGGATTACCTTTTTCCCTCCGCAGGTTTCGCAAACCCTTTTCACCAGCTCATTTTTAATCTTCGGGGCCACCACTTCGGCACCGTCATCGTCGAAGATACCAGGATGTTTAACCACATCCTCATTCCCGGAGATAAAACCGGTACCGCTGCAACTGTGACATGTCACGCTGGTAGCCGCCGAACGGGAGTAATCAGCAAAGGCAAACTGCGCCAGCGTCAACATGCATGCTCCGAGCTTGTCGCCAGCGGCTTTGCGGACATTTTTAGGAGCGTTTTTGATAGCAACCTGCGCCAGCGCCTGAACTGCGAGCTGTTCATCTGTTTTGCTGATGCCGGACTTGCCGAAGAAAGCAGCCAGGCCGAAGCGTGCACGGCTGCTGGTGGTACCAATCGCCGCCATAACATCAGTGCCCGTGAGACGATCCGGAGAGGTTCCCTTTACATCGTCGCTGATATGCATTCCCTGAGGACTAAAATGTTTGAGTGCTGCTTCCAGTTTCATGCGGCCACCTGCTGTTTTTTATAGAAAACCATTTCACGAACCTGATCGCCGTTCATGAGCATGTCGTTAAAGTCCCCGTTATCCGGCCAGTAGATACTGACCTTATCGAGGTCGTTTTTTGCCATCAAATTGGCATGAGCACATTCCATAGCAGCCGCTAAACCGGTAGCACTGTTGATGTCACGGTCTGCAAAAATGATGAAGTTCTTTACGCCAGCTGGCACACGGAATTTCTTCATGAATCCGCTGGTCATGGTTGCCCATGTGTTTACTTTGTAGAGTTGCTTGCATGACAAAGCGGTTTCGATACCTTCCGCAATGCCAAGCGTGCTGGCGACCGGGAACATCCGGATTGCAACTGAACGAGCGTGATCCAGATAGCTCTCTTCCTGAAGAGATTTCTGGCGTTTTGCACCAACTGAATCCTTCAGCTGAGCTTTCCGATTACCGTCCAGCAAAGTTCTGTGCAGATAGCAAAGTTCTCCTTTGTCATCAGTGGCGAGAGAATACAGCGACTGAAAAACCTTCCCTCCGTAGCGTTCCTTTTCGTTAAACCTGATAGCCTCTTGAGGAAGTTGGTAAATGCCGCGCGCATTAAGATAATCAGCTCCAGAAGATCCTCGCAGCGGCGCCAGTTTTGCAAATTTGCTCAGCACTCTTTTACGCAGGCTGCCAGCGTTGCTGGTTTTAGGGATACTTTCGCGGCGGAACGTATTACCAATCAGCTCATCAATTTCGCGGCAAACCTCATTAAATGGTTTTCCCTGGGTTTGGGTCACCAGCTTGATACCATCACCGCTACCGCAGGTGCAGATCCATGTTCCAGCTCCGTCACGGTCATCGATACGGAATTTACCAATCGAATCGCAGAGCGGGCATTTCCCCCTAAAGTGGTTTTTCCCGGTGATCGGCGGCAGTCCGTAATGCTCAAAAATCATGGCCCAATGGCCTTTTGCTGCTTCTACCGTTTTCATGCTCTTTTTCCTAACTGCTGTCTGATGTCGCTGACGTGTTTAAGCGCCTGCTGAACTCTTGCCGGGTTCGGCTGCTCTTCTGCCTGCTTTTGCAGGCGCTGCTCTTTTTCACGTTGCCTAGCGAAGGCGATCAGCTTGTGCGTAATGAAGTTTGAAACTGTCGGTGTGATATCCATGGGGTAATCACTCAGGCCGTTCGGCCACTCCCCAAAGCGTTCACGGAAGGTGTGAGCACACCAGGCATCGCTGACAGGCTTTTTCCCCATCGATACGCGCTGGCGCTGATAAAATTTGATCTGGCTCCACCAGGCCTGTTTCTCTGCCTTGGTTGGCTGTCGCTGCTCGCCACCCAGCTTTTTGAGTTTTCGCCCGGTGTCGGTATCAATGTCCTCACCGGCCAGAGGTTTGTGACCACAGTTCGGGCATACATAAACACCAGCAGGTTTCATGAAGTGGCATTGCGAACATTCGTGCGGCAGCTTCTCCGCTCTTTCCTCAGCGGCCCGGCGCGCGCCCTCTTCCATCCCGTCAGATTTGCCCGGGAGATCGTCATATTCGATAGAGTCCGGATAACCGAGGCGGTGCACAGTGCCGCTGTGATCGAAGATAAGGCAGGAATCCTTGCCTGGCGCCGTGCGCAGGCCTCGCCCGATCGCCTGTAACCAGCGAATTTCGCTCTTAGTTGGCCTGGCGTAGATGATGCAGCGAACATCGCTGTCGAACCCGGCCACCAGCACGCCCACGCTGACTATGATTTTTGTGGCCCCAGTCTCAAAGCGATGGATGATGGTCTGTCGCTCTTCGGCCGGAGTGTCTGCGGTCATCACCTCGGCATTAACACCAGCCTGGTTGAACTGGATGGTCAGATAATTGGCATGGGCCACATTGACGCAGAAAGCGATTGTCGGCAGATCCCGGCCATTCTCAAGCCAGTTCTGGACGATATCGCCAACCAGCGTGGAACCACACATGATCTCCGCCAGTTGAGTCTCGTTGTAGTCGGTGCCGTACTGGAGAGACGGAGAGGTTTTAACGCCCTTCAGATCCGGCTTAGTTGGCGCGTAAAATTCGTATTTACTAAGGTCGCCGCGCTGGATCAGCTCGCCGATGGTGGTTGGCTTAATCAGTCGGTCATAGTATTTGCCCAGGAACGGGGAAAATGGTGTCCCCGAAAGGCCAATCACTTTCACGCCTTTTTCGCGCAGGCGTTCGATATCCTTCAGAATGCGTTTTTTTCGCAGGTGCGCTTCGTCGATAATCAGCAGATCGATATTGTCAGGGAACACGCGACGAATAAGCGTATCAGCGCTGGCAATTTGTATTTTGAGGGAAGGATCGTAGTTTGGGTGATCCGCCCAGACATAGCCGATTTCATCACCCGGCAACCCGTACTCCACAAAACGCTTTGCGGTTTGGGTAATGAGGATCTGGTAAGGCGCGCAAAACATTACCCGCATGCCACGACTGACGAACCCGGCAACGATGAAGGCGGCAAGTCCTGTTTTACCACTGCCCGTCGGCGAGTACACCATGAAGGTTTCTGTATCCTTCCAGTTACGGCGCAGCTGGTTAAGGGCTCGTTCCTGTGCAAAATTAGGTGTGATCGTCAGCTGCATTGTGCGGACCCCGCGGTAATGAGATAATAATTTTGTGATGTGGTTTTCATGGATTCCCCCTCACATGGCTGGTGGCCTCCCCAAAGGCTGCCAGCCTCCCTTCTGAATCAGTTCCCCTGAAAAATCACTCTTCCAGAAAGAACCCTTTTTTCTCAGCGCCTGAGCGCTTTGTACTACCTTGCTGATACAGGCGTTTTTTTAATTTCGCCTTTAAGTCAGTGATCTACTTAACCAATGGATCTCTCCTGTTGGAAAAGACCCTATTCCTGCCCCTGCACCCAATCCCCCCCTTACCCCCCCTTTCCCTCTCCCCCATAAAAACGTACTACCTGCCTAGTACGAATGAGGAGTTGGGTCAGTTGGTTGCCAACCTGAACAGGCACCTTTAAGCCTGTTCTTGTCCGGGTACCTTTAAACCCGCAACAATCAGGAACGCGTTGGCGTTCCGGCCAGGGGAGGTTCGGCGGTATACCCCTGTAAAGCCCTGCCGTGATTTCTCACAAACAGGCGAAGCCGCATATTTGCTTCATGCCTTGCCCGGTTCTCCTTGCGGTATGAAGCGGGCTCGGCTTCGAACGATTCCTGATACACAGCTGCATAACGCTGAATGGCTTTTTGTCGTGCTGCTGCCGTTAGGCTCAGTAACTGCTGCTTGATCCATTCGGCATCGGCCTGGCTAAAAGCCACTGGCATATCAACCGGTTGATAATCAAGTGCCATATCACTGCTCTTTTTCTGGCTTTGGGAATAGCTCCGGTAAGTCAGGTCTGATTTGATATGCGGCAACTTGTCCTTCAGCAGCGGCTACAATTCTTAGAACGTGCTCTGCTTTAACTTTTTTTCCATGGCGCCATTTCCATACTGTTGCCTGAGAGACGCCGCAAAGCTTAGCCAGCGCCCCCTGGCTACCTGCCCGCCGGATGGCAATGTCGATTGGCTCTGAAATCATAAAACCCCCTTAGTAATTAAATATTACTTTAGCGATTATGCTAGTTGTAAGCAAGGTGTCTAATTACTTTTTGACTTAAAAGGTCGTTTAAGCTAAGTTTTTAACAACTTATGGAGTAATTAGAATGAACAACAACACATACTCAGCCCGGTTAGTCGAAGCAATGAAAGAAGCTGGCTTTACACAAGCATCCCTTGCAAAAGCGGTGGGGATGTCTCAATCCAGCATCTGGAAGCTTACTTCAGGCGCGGCGAGCGGATCACGAAAGACTGTCCAGTTATCCCAGGTCCTTGGGGTTAGACCTGAGTGGCTTTCCTCAGGTGAAGGCCCCAAATACGTGGTAGGGCTTACTGAGGCCGAGGAGTCTATTTCACACGAGCCAGCAAGAGACACCTATCGTGTGGACGTTCTGGATGTTCAAGCCAGCGCAGGTCCCGGAACCTTCGTGTCCTCTGAGTTTATAGAGACAATAAGGGCTATAGAGTACACCGAAGAGCAGGCAAGGCTTATGTTTGGTAACCGACCAGCCCATGCTATCAAGGTCATTACTGTAAATGGCGACAGCATGGAGGGAACCATTGACCCTGGTGATTTTGTTTTCGTCGATACTTCGGTCAATCATTTCGAAGGCGATGGGATCTATGTCTTTATTTTTGGGAAGACTATTCATATCAAGCGATTACAAATGCTTAAAACAAGTTTGATGGTCCTTTCTGATAACAAGCTATATAACTCTTGGGAGATTGAGGAGAGCGATGAAGGTCAGTTCTACGTCCTTGGCAAAGTACTAATCAAACAATCAGCAGAATTTAAACGCTTCGGATAACCCTCTCCCACCCCACTGCTCGGGCCGCTTTAGCGGCCTTTTTTTTATCCTTACAACACAACAAACTACCATAGCGATTAATAAAAAATTACTTAAGTAGTTGACACCTCGTTTCATCCAGGCCATTCTAATTACAACCTAAGTGATTGGCGGTTTAAACAAGAGGTATCACCCTATGACCACTAGAAATATTATTCAGCTTATTGATATCCCTGATTTCAGATTTACCAATCAAGATCCGGATATTAACTATGCTGATGTTGCAGATGATTGTGATTCAAAAACCATTTCGACTATCGAAGCAATTCGTCATTTAAGCGAATCGATTTTCAGTATGTCTCTGGAAGAAGAGAAAGATAATGAAAAAATTCGCAATCTATCAGCCATTATTTATGACTTGGCAGACCTGGCAATTGCTACTAATAAAATCTCACAAACCGCAACTTATCTTTCTGGCGTAAAGGATGGCACTCATGGCGCATGAATTTTCTTTAGAACAAGCAAAAGAAAAGGCCCATCAAGCAAAAATAATTTGCCGCATGATGGAAGTGTACCCTAACAAAATGGACTGCACAGAAATTGAAGCTATAGCTTCGCTACTTAGCAAGTTAACTGGCGATGTATGCGCTTGGTTCATAGAAGAACAAGCCATAAAATCGAAGTAATAAAAAAACTAATTTTAACCATTTATTTCAGCTTAATTGCTGTGGAATCTCACACACTTTTTTTGGGTGGGCATTATGAGAAATAAAGACGCCTTTAAGACAGCAACGATGATGTGCAGCGCAGGTTATTGGGATATAGCAATTTTATTTTTAAAAAAAGCTTATGGGAGATAATCATGGCTATACAGCAACGCCAAGACATTCAGGGGGTTAATATCAAAGCCGAGCAACTGGCTGGTCTATCGCAAACTTTATTTGAATACCACGACAAACTGGACCATTTCCAACTTAAAACTATTTGCTCTCTTGTTTATGACATTGCTGGCGAAATTCATGATTGGACCGAAAAAGAAGAGGAAATTGTTATGAGCTTAGAGGAGGAGGCTCGCCGCAATGGATAAATTAATCGAGACATATCGCCGCCGAATTTTAAAAGCAGCGTTATTACGCCACCAGCGTAAAACAGGCAGTAACTGCCTTGTTATTAAACTCAATAAAGGCGGCATTAACACGGTCGAGTTAACAGAGATTCTTCTCGATGGATTATTGAGAAAATTCGAAAGGCTTGCGATCAGTGAGTACGGGAATGTCGAAGGCGTAAAAGCTATCAAGGGAATTTACAGCAGCGCTGTTGATGTTAATGGCAGCGGTGAATTCCTTACGGATAGCGGGAAGGAGTTAATCGACGAGCACATTTCTGAGCTGGTTGAGTTCGTCAAAAAACAAAAAGTGGAGGCTCCGAAAACGGAGGGTCATGAAATGGGGGGATCTGATGGCACTTACAGCGATACGAATTCCTGAGTGGGTTCACCTCAAAGCGGTACACGTTTTAAGCCAGTTCAGGGCAAGGCGCATTCACCCCTGCCGAATGCACGGCTCCGGGAATTTGAGCCTCAAAGTTAACCATCGCTGGCGGCTACTCTCCCGCGATGGCGGAAAGAACTGGGAAGTAATGAGTCACGAACGATACAGCAAAGTTAAGGACCGGAAATGAACGATAAACGCACCGTAAGCATGATTGACCTGGCATTACAGAAACACGATACGCCAGTTGTCCCACTGTTCGTGGCAGTACGTCACGGCCGCACTAAAAAATGCTTCACGCGAGATACGGCGATTCGCTATCTGGCTTTCTTCATGACCACCGAGGCTTTTGAGCGTTCAGGGTTTCCGCAGCGTCACCCGCGGGAGCGTATTGATCGGGCTGATATGGAGGTTTGGCGAGACGGTGAAACAAAGGCTGAGTATTTGGCCGCCCACCAGCGTTGTGTTCGCCGTCTGCGTCGTATTCTGGCGCGCAAGCGAGAAATGGAAAAATGGTGTGAAAAATGGGACGCGATGCACGAGCGCTACGTCAAAGAACGTGACGAACTCAAAGCAACAAAGCCTGCCGGGGTACGCTGAATGAAAATCCAATACCAGGACTATGGCGCTGTAGCAAATATCGTTATCTCCAGCACCGTATTCGAGTACCGGAAGCATAACAGGGTAGTTGAAAACACTCTGTTTCTGGTGCCAACCGTAGTGAGTTCACGGCACGGAACTTTCATCCTGAAAACGGTTATTTCAGGTAAAAGCCGTGATGCATTACGCGCTTACAGAACTGCAATCAGGGAGGCGGCACGATGAATACAGCGTTTGAAATATGGGTACGTATGCGATACGGAAATCGTTACGACCTGACACGGGATATTCAGGGGCTTTATTGCCGGGAAGTGGTTAAGCGGATGTTTGAAGTGTGGTGCCACTGCCGTGGCCTGGATGTAGTGTGAGGTGATTATGAGCAACGTTGTTCTTCTGGTACCGAATGACTGGGTTAGCGAAAAGGTTCTGATTGCGGTTACCGGGCTCAAGCCCGGAACCATCACCCGCGCCAGAAAAGAATCCTGGATGCTCGGCCGCGAGTACCTGCACATTTCACCAGATGGCAATCCCAAGCCTTCGAGCGAATGCATGTACAACAGGAAAGCCGTTGATCAGTGGATCGAGGCGCAGAAAAAAAATCAACCAGGTGCGAAGACAGCATGAAAAGCAGTACACTCGTCCACGCTCCTGGACGTCAGGAGGGATCAATGGCTAATGCATCATACCCGACAGGCGTCGAAAACCATGGCGGTTCGCTCCGCATCTGGTTTCTATATAAAGGTAAACGTGTCAGGGAAAACCTCGGTGTCCCTGACACTGCAAAAAATCGCAAGATAGCTGGTGAGCTGCGTTCTTCGGTTTGTTTTGCGATAAGAATGGGGAATTTTAACTATGCAGAAAAATTCCCAAACTCACCGAACCTTGCCCGGTTCGGTCAGGATAGAAAGGAAGTTACTGTGCTGGAGCTTACCGAAAGATGGTCGGAACTGAAGAGAATGGAGATCAGCTCTAATACCATGAGTAGGTACGAGTCCATCATAAAAAATATGCTTCCGCGCATCGGCGAAAATAAAATGGTTTCTGCGGTGACCACTGAAGATTTGCTGTATGTCAGAAAGGAGTTGCTGACGGGTTTCCATGTAATGAAGAAGGATCACCGGACACAGGTAAAAGGCCGGAAATCGTCCACGGTGAATAATTACATGATGCTGATGGCCGAGATCTTCCAGTTTGCAGCTGATAACGGCTACGCAAAGGAAAACCCGTTTAGCGGAATTAACCGTCTCAGGAAGGCAAAAGACGAACCTGATCCACTCACGACAGACGAGTTCATCAGGTTCATTCAGGCATGCGGACACCAGCAGATGCGAAACCTCTGGACTGTTGCCGTCTATACCGGAATGAGGCATGGGGAATTATGTGGTCTTGCATGGGAAGATATCGATCTCACTGCGGGCACCATTACGGTTAAGCGTAACCTGACCCAAACGTATGAGTTCACCCTGCCAAAAACCGAGGCGGGCACTGACAGGGTGATTTATCTCATACAACCAGCTATTGATGCCCTGAGGAATCAGGCCCAGTTGACACGCCTTGGCCGGCAGTTTGAGGTTGAAGTGAAGCTGCGGGAGTACGGACAATCTGTCATTCAACCCTGCACTTTCGTGTTCAGCCCTCAATGCGTCAAACGTGGACCTCGCACAGGATATCACTACGCGGTTAATTCGATTAATAAAATTTGGGCCCCGATAATCAAGCGAGCCGGTATTCGTTACCGCAACGCGTATCAGTCACGACATACCTATGCGTGCTGGTCATTATCAGCTGGTGCTAACCCAAACTTTATAGCAACTCAGATGGGGCATACCGATGCACAGATGGTTTACAAGGTGTATGGAAAGTGGATGTCAGAGAAGAGCGCCGATCAGATTTCTCTGCTCAACCAGACGCTTTCACGCTTTGCCCCATCACTGCCCCAAAGCATGGTAATAGCGCAGTAGAAAACCTGAAATTCAAGTGGTTAGCAGTCGTATCGCTACATTTTTATAACACGGGGCACGAAATGCTCTCGACCATAAAGTGTGCTTATGTTGTGATCGGGGTTCAATAAATCACTAAACAGGGTATACTCCGGAGTTGTTTATTGTACTAAACGCTCCCGTGAGAGGATGCTACAGCGCACCTATGACTCAATTCGCTTCTCCGGTTCTGCATACGTTGCTGGATACCGACGCGTACAAGCTGCATATGCAGCAAGCCGTGTTTCACCACTATCATGATGTCCATGTTGCGGCGGAATTTCGCTGCCGGGGTGACGACTTGCTGGGTATCTACGCAGATTCCATTCGTGAACAGGTCGAGGCCATGCAGCATCTGGCGCTCACCGATGACGAATATCAGTGGCTTTCAGGCCTGCCTTTCTTTAAAGCGGATTATCTGAACTGGCTGCGTGAGTTCCGCTATAACCCGGAACAGGTCACCGTCACCAATGATAACGGCAAGCTGGACATTCGTCTGACCGGCCCGTGGCGTGAGGTGATCATGTGGGAAGTGCCGCTTCTGGCCGTGATCAGCGAACTGGCCCACCGCTATCGCTCCCCTGAAACAGGCGTAACGCAGGCGGTTGCCGCTCTGGAGAATAAACTCGTTGAGTTTTCCAGACTGACCGAAGGGCTGGATATGTCCCGCTTCCGTCTGATGGACTTTGGCACGCGTCGCCGCTTCTCTCGCGAGGTTCAGGAAGCCATTGTCAGACGTCTGCAACAGGAGCCGTGGTTCGTTGGCACCAGTAACTACGATCTGGCACGTCGCCTTGATTTAACGCCTATGGGCACCCAGGCGCACGAATGGTTCCAGGCGCACCAGCAGATCAGCCCTGACCTTGCCAACAGCCAGCGCGCCGCCCTCGCCGCGTGGCTAGAGGAATACCCGGATCGGCTGGGTATTGCCCTTACCGACTGCATTACCATGGACGCGTTCCTGCGCGACTTTGGCCCTGAGTTTGCCGAACGCTACCAGGGTTTGCGCCATGATTCCGGGGACCCGGTTGAATGGGGTGAGAAAGCCATCGCCCATTACGAAAAACTGGGCATCGACCCCATGAGTAAGGTGCTGGTCTTCTCCGATAACCTTGACCTGGCGAAAGCCGTCGACCTTTATCGCCATTTCTCATCGCGGGTGAACCTGAGTTTCGGGATTGGTACGCGGTTAACCTGTGATATTCCTCAGGTGAAACCGCTGAACATCGTCATAAAACTGGTGGAATGTAACGGTAAGCCGGTCGCGAAGCTCTCCGACAGTCCGGGCAAAACCATCTGCCATGACAAAGCGTTTGTCCGCGCATTACGTAAAGCCTTCGATCTGCCTCAGGTTAAAAAAGCCAGCTAA